GGAACCAAAGGCGCAGAGCGTGAGAGTGTTCCGTATCTCAGCGGAGCCTCTTGTTTTTGTTTGGGTTTCCGTCCGTCAGTTAGGAGTGCGGCGGCGTGATCGGGTCGCTTCAGGAGCTGACGTCGCTGCCGGGGATGCCCTCGGAGCCGACGATCCGGAAGCTGATCGACAAGCATTCGGACTTCCCGATCCTGAAGCGCGGCAAGAACGGCGACGCTTACGAGTTCGACCTGGGCGAGGCGGCAAAGTTCGTGCTCGGTCTGCGCGAGAGGGAGGAAGAGGAAGCCCGGGCCCGCGCGGCCGAGGTCCGCCAGTTCGGTCTTGATCTCCTTGGCGCCGACGCGGTCGCGCTCGACGCAGACCAGGTCGGCCTCAGCGCAAAAGAGCGCAAGGAGCTGATCGAGGAGGAACTCGCTGCGATCAGGCTGGCGAAGGAACGCCGTGAGCTCGTGCGCAAGGCGAGCGTTGAAGCCGCCCTCGCGGACTTCCTGGTCTGGCTCGGCCAGCGCCAGGCGAGTTTCTCGGCCCGGCTCGCGAAGCGGGCGGACGTGCCGCGCGACCTGCTGCTCGCAGTCGACCGCCTGATGGAATCGGACCGGTCGGAGATCGCGGCGCGGATGGAGCAAATGAAGGATGCTGGCGACGGCAGTGACAGCGACGCGGAAACGCGCGCCGCAGATCCCGCCGTTTGAGACCGGAGCGTCAATCTTCCGTCGCTTGGCCAGCGTCTATCGGCCGAAGGAACATCTGAGCGTCAGCGAGTGGGCCGCGCGCCACCTGCAACATTACGATCCTGACGCGCTGCCGCAGCTCGGCGAGATCATGGACGCGCTGAGCGACCCGGAAACGGCGGAGGTCGGCGATATGGGGCCGGCGCAGGCGGGCAAGTCGGAAGTCGGCCTGGCCTTCATGGGCTGGTCGATCGAGCACGATCCGGCGGACTTCCTGGTCTGCCAGCCCGACAAGGGCCTGATGCAGGACTTCGTGATCCGCCGGATCAACCCGCTGATCGCGAACACTGACGCCTTGAAGAAGCAGATGCTGCCGGTGCCGAACGCCGACAACATCTTCCTGAAGCAATTCCGCGGCATGCTGCTGACCTCTATCTGGCCGGTCGGCTCGCAATTCCGCGCGAGGCCGGTCCCGCGGGGCTGGCTCGACGATTACGACCAGTACGACGACGACATCGACGGCAGCGGTGACAAAGCCGGGCAGGGCAGCGCAATCACGCTGCTCAGCGGTCGCCAGACGACGTTCGAGGGTCGCGACACCAAGCTGGTGTCGTCCTCGCCGGCCCGCGAGGACGGGGGCGGGATCGAGGCCTTCATCGAGGGCGGAACAGACGAACGGCTGATGCCGGTCTGCCCGTCGTGCGAAGAGCGGATCGAGCTCGATATTCGCCGCGACCTGAAGTTCGATCGGGGCACGCCGGAAGAGGCGGAGGCCTCGGCCCACGTCGTCTGCCCGGCCTCGGGGTGCATCCTCGAGCCGAGCGCCCGGCGCAAGCTGCTCGATAGCTGCAAGACGCTGCCGAATCGCGGATGGGTGGCTCTTCGACCGGAAGCCGGAAAGAGGCGCCGGACCTTCCGCCGTGACGGACTGCTGGCGTTCACTAGCTGGGGCAAGCTGGCCCGCGAATGGCGCGATGCCCAGGTCGCCTGGGAAGCGCGGCAGGATGAAAGCGCGCTGAGGACGTTCTTCAACGTCAAGGGCGGGCAGAATTACCGCTCGGTCCTGTCGGGCGAGAAACCGATCGCCAGCGAGGAGCTGGCGCAGCGGCGCGAGCCGGGGTTCGAGCTCGGCGCCGTCCCGGCGGGCGTCAAGGTGCTGACCGTCACGGTCGACGTGCAGCACGACCGGTTCGAGCTCGGCTGCGTCGGTTGGGGCGAGGGGCTGGAAAGCTGGCTGATCGATCGTTGGGCGCTTCACGCGCTTGACGACGGGCTGACCGGCTTGAGGCCATTCAATCACCCTGAGCATTGGGCGGTACTATTGCCCTTGTTCAGCCGGACCTGGCCGCTGGCGGACGGATCCGGCGTGTCGCCGCCGGCACTGAGCGTGGCGGTGGACACGGGCGGGCACGATCAGGCGGCGGAGGGAGCGAAACGCTTCTTTGAAATGGCGCGGGCGATGGGCGTTCACCCGTCGCGGATCACGCTGATCAAGGGTGGTAACAATCCGAACGGCAAGCTGATGCCGCCGGCGCAGTTCGCCGACCAGAAACTGAAGGGCGGGCCGAAGCGCAATTCGGCGCGGCTGTGGATGCCGAACGTCCACGCTCTGAAGAACATCCTCGACGCGCGGCTGCGGCGGGAAAAGCCGGGTCCCGGCTATGTGCATCTGCCCGTAGAGCTCGAGCTCGAGCATGTCGAGGAGATCACGGCCGAGCAGCTCGAAAAGGGAAAGTGGAAGAAGATCAGGGCGCGTAACGAAACGCTCGACATCCTGATCTACGCGATCGCGTCGCTGCTGCGGCCACCGTTCGCCGGTAGCCGGTCGGACATGAAATGGGTGCCGAAGGATTTCCGGGTCCCCGACCAGGCGCAGTCTGAGCTGCCGGTCGAGGACGCGAAACCGAGGCTGAAGCGCAAGGCCGAACCGAAGCCATCGGCGGACCCGTCTGCCCGGGAGGAAAAGGCGGAGCCGAGGCCTCGCCGATCGCCGGCACGCCGCGGTGCGCGGCCGATGCCCGGGTGGATGCGGCGGCTGCAACACTGAGGGGGAATGATGGGCATCCCGGTCTTCTTTTGCGAGCCGACGGGCCGCAAGTTCTATCACCGTGGGTTCTATTGCGATGCGTGCGAGCGTCGGCATGAGGAACCGTGCAGCGAGGAAGAGTACCTTTCCTATTCGAATGATGGCGTGAAGGCAGGGCGCACCTGCGAGTGGTGCGACGCGCCCCTGCGCATGAACTCATGGGGCACCGACCGCGAAGTCCGCCGCACGGACACGGGTGAGCTGTTCAAGTCGTACCGCGATTTGCCACCTGGCGCCGTGTATGAGGCTTTCGGCTATTACGACGAAAAGGCGCACAACTGGAGACAGTCTCCGCGACCTGACGGCACGACCTTTATCGTCAATCGGCCAGGCGTCGACGGCCGAATCCTCGTTTGCGTCTGCCCGGACGGCCATGCCTGGACCATCGACGCCCGGGCGTCGAATTGCACCCTGCCCGATGACGATGAGCATTGGTGTTGGTGCCGCCACGGCCGTCCCGAGGATGGCACGCTTCACGTCGATAAGAGCGGCGTAACCTGCGCGGCGGGTGCCGGGTCCATCCTGACGCACACCGGTTGGCACGGTTTCCTGCATTACGGCCAGCTGGTGGTTTGCTGAAATGGGCAATCCGTTGACCGATCCGCTGGAAGGCGAGCCGGAGGAGATCGTCAAGGGCGACAAGTCAGCCTGGCGCCGGAGCGATCTCAACGGCGATTATCCGGCGGCAGACGGGTGGAGCCTGACATACCGGTTCGTATGGGTCGGCGGCGGCTCACAAACAGTTGCCATGGCCGACAATTCGGGCTGGAAGGCCTTGGCCGACGCCTCGGCCTGGACGGTCGGGCAGGCCGACTGGTTCCTGCAGGCGAACCACGCGACTTACGGGAAAACGACGGTCGACCGGGGTCAGGTGAAGATCCTGCCCGATCCGGCGTCCGCAGGTGCGGGCTACGATCCGCGCAGCCATGCGCAGAAGGTGCTCGATTCGATCGAGGCCGTGATCGAGGGACGGGCGGGCAAGACAGACCTCGAGACAACGCTCGCCGACGGACGCCAGATCAAGCGAATCAGCCACGGGGAGCTGTTGAAGATGCGCGACGCCTACGCCTCCAAGGTCCGCGCCGAACAGCGCCGGCTCGCTGGCAGAGGGCCGGGCCGGGTCCTCGCGAGGCTGTAGCGGATGGGCCCGGACGATCCGATCTTCCAGCGCTCGGCGCCGCCGGCGGTGGCACGTCCGCTCGCCGCATCGAAGCGCAGCTTCAAGGCCGGCGTCACCGATCGGCTGACGTCGAGCTGGACGGTCCAAGACCAGACGGTCAACCAGTCGCTGCTGCGGTTTCTGCGGCCGATGCGGGCGCGGAGCCGCGACTTCTTCCGTAACAACGAATATGGCCGGAAGTTCGGCGCGCTGGTCAAAACCAATGTCGTTGGCCACGCCGGCTTTGCGCTGAAGTTCGACTGCCGGCGCGAGGACGGATCGCCCGACAGGCTGGACAGTGACGTTCTGCTGCGCGCGTGGAAGCGCTTCGCCAGGCGCGGCCAGTACGAGGTCACCGGCAGGCTCAGCGAGGCGTTGTTCGACGCCCTAGCGCTGACCATGATCGCACGCGACGGCGAGGTGCTGGTGCGCCTAGTCGCGGGCGCCGATCGTGGCGTCCATCATTTCCAACTGCAGCTGCTGCCCGGTCACCTGCTCGACGAAGAGATGAATCGGGACCTGGGTGGCGGGGCGCGGATCCGCATGGGCGTCGAGTTCGACGCCTTCATGAAGCCGCAGGCCTATCATCTGAGGCTGCAGCCGAAGACGGCGGACATGCACGGCGCGACGTCACAGCGCTACGAGCGGGTGCCGGCAGACGAGATCCTGCACCTGTTCGTGCCGGAGGAGGTCGACCAATGGCGTGGCGTGCCGTGGCCGTTCGTGGGCTTGCGCGCCGCGCGGATGCTCGAACAGTTCGACGAAGCGGCGCTGGTCGCCGCCAACGTCGGCGCGGCGAAGATGGGTTTCTTCCAGCAGCAAAAGGATGCGGAAGGGGCGCCGACCAGCTCAACCGAAACCGACGGCGACGATTTCATCACCGAGGCGGCGCCAGGATCGTTCGACATCATCCCGGAAGGGTACGAGCTCACCGAGTGGAGCCCCGACTATCCGAACGCGGTTTATGACCCGTTCACCAAGGCGGTCCTCAGGCGAATCTCGACTGGGCTGCTGACCAGCTATCACACGCTCTCGGGCGATCTGACCGACGTCAACTTCTCCTCGATCCGCTCGGGAACGCTCGACGAGCGCGAGCTGTGGAAGATGCTGCAGGGCTGGTACGTCTCGGCTGCGAAGGAAGCGATCGTCGAGAAGTGGCTGGCCCGCGCGTTGCTGTTCGACGCCGAGCTCAAGCGGCTCCCCTATGCCAAATTCGAAAAGTTCAACTCGCCCGTGTTCACCGGACGGCGCTGGGATTGGGTCGATCCGCAGAAGGACGTCAACGCGGCCACGGCTGCCGTCGCGCTGGGCATCAAGAGCCGGGCTCAGGTCATCCGCGACCAGGGCAACGATCCCGAGCAGGTCTGGGCCGAGCTCGAGCACGAGCAATCGCTCGGCCTGACCGTGCCGACGCCCGGCTCCGCCAACACGCAATCGAACAAAGAGGGAGGGCAGTAAGTGTCCGACAATGCAGATCTCCCGGCAACGGGGATTAAGGCGGCCACCGATGCGGTGACATATTCCGGCGATGCGGCTCACGTGCAGCTGATGCGGCTCGTTGATGTCGCCGGCGCCGAGGGCAGCAAGTCAGTCACAGCTTTGGTGTTGCCTGTCAGCGCAGCGGCTGGCGAGAATCACATCGGCGCGGTTGGCGGCAACAGTGCTGTCGTCGGGGGCACGTTCAACCGGCCTGCCGACACAAACCTCTATGCCATTGGCGACCTTGTCGCGAACAGCACGACAGCGGGTTCGGTCGCGCCGATCGCCTGCGCCGCGGCCCGTGTTAACGCCGGGACCGGCGTTATTCGGCGAGTCCGCCTCTCGACGAACCATACAGGACTTCTCGGAACAGAGGTATTTCGCGTTAGGCTGTTCAAGACGTCACCGACTGTCACCGTGGGGGACAATGGCGTCCTGAACGCCGGCGGCAGCTCGGCGCTGGCGGTGAACGGCGTTGGCGCCCTCTCGCTTGGCTACGTTGACGTCACGCTCTCGGAAATCTTCAACGACGGCTCCAAGGGCTATGCGGCAGCCGACATTCTCTTTGACGCAGCTTCTGGCAGCCAGAACATCTACGCGCTCATTGAGGCCAGGAGCAGCTATACACCAGCCTCTGGCGAAACGTTCGCATTGGCCCTCGAAGTTTACCAGGACTGACAGGTGAGGAGGCTTCTCGCTCGGAGGCTTGCTCGGGCTTCCATAATTCTCACCGCGAACACCCTCACCGGAGTGATCGGCGGGACGCTTACTAATGTGCCGGGAACATACGCCGGCTATCCATCGCTCACCTATCAATGGCAACAGCTCAAGGGCCGGGATTGGTCGGACATCCCCAATGCCAGGAGCATCACGCTCGCCAGCAGTTATGCCAGCCACGGCAATAACGTCCGGTGCAAAGAGACAGCTAACTACCCCGGTGGAGGATCGGTCTCCCAATGGTCGCAGCCGAGTAAGTATCTAGGGCAGGTAGCAACCAATTGCGCGGTCGCCACCCACAAGG